CGTAATTTCTTTCATTCAACAGTTTCCAAATGAACTTAAACTTGACAACTACATAGATTATGATCTACAATTTGAGAAATCGTTTCTTGAACCTTTGAAAATTATTTTGGACTCCATCGGTTGGAGTGCAGAAAGAACTGTAAACCTTGAATCCTTTTTTGTATAATGGACTTACCTATTGATGACAAAGAACTAACAATCTTAGTTAGAATAACTGAAAAAATGGCAGGCGATGGACTTGGCAAAAGAAATATAGACGCAGAAAAACTTTATAATAAGTTGAGATTAGTAAAGGAAGTTATGGATGAAAATCCTGGCGGGCCTTATAAAAAAATACTTCGTGAAAAACATGGAATGGTAATCTAATGGATTTTTTAAAAGAGATAGTAAAAGAGATTGGAGATGAATACACACAACTCGCTTCCAATATTGACGAGACTGAAAACTTTATTGACACAGGTTCGTACATTTTTAACGGACTTGTATCAGGGAGTATATTTGGTGGTGTATCTAGTAACAAGATCACTGCAATTGCTGGTGAAAGCAGCACTGGTAAGACTTATTTTTCCCTCGCTGTTGTCAAAAACTTTTTGGATAACAATCCTGATGGTTATTGTCTCTATTTTGATACTGAAGCCGCAGTTACTAAATCATTACTTGAGTCTCGTGGAATCGATACCAACAGACTTGTTGTAGTTCGTGTCGTCACTATAGAAGAGTTTCGTGGTAAGGCACTTAAGGCAGTTGATATATACTTAAAGACAGATGAAGAGAATCGCAAACCTTGTATGTTTGTGTTAGATTCTCTAGGTATGTTATCGACAGAGAAGGAGATAACTGATACACTTAATGATAAGATGGTTCGAGACATGACCAAATCTCAACTTGTCAAAGGTGCATTTCGTATGCTTACACTTAAACTTGGTCAAGCAAATATTCCACTTATTGTAACTAATCACACCTATGATGTTATCGGATCTTACATCCCAACTAAAGAAATGGGAGGAGGCAGCGGTCTCAAGTATGCAGCATCTACTATCATCTACCTCTCAAAGAAAAAGGAGAAAGACGGAAAAGATGTCGTTGGAAACATTATCAAGGCAAAGACTCATAAGTCGCGTTTAAGTAAGGAGAACAAGGATGTTGAGATACGTCTTTTCTTCGACGAACGTGGACTGGACAGATATTACGGCTTATTGGAGTTGGGTGAACGGCATGGAGTATTCCAACGCAAAGGCAATCGGGTTGTTGTTGGGGAATCTTCCGTTTATCCTTCTGCTATTCTTGCCGATCCTGAGAAATATTTCACGGAAGAAATAATGCAAAAACTTGAAGAAGCTGCGAATGAAGAATTTAGTTACGGAGAGTGACTTCGTTGAAACCTATGATGATTTTCTTTCAGAATCAATTTGTTCACAACTGATTCAGTTAGTTGATGAAAAGAGTGAAAGAATAGAGAGAGATCACAAACCAAATTTCAATCAAAGAAACATAGGTGATCTGCCAGAATACGCGAGTCTATATCAAAAATTTTCTCAAATAGGTATGAAGTATCTTTCTGATATAGGATACTATGATGGTTTGTTACCTCCCAAATACGGATTTGAAGAAATGCGTATTAAAAAATATGGTATAGGAGATTCATTTAATACTCATGTAGATGTATCTGATTATGCATCTGCAAGAAGATGGCTTGCCTTTCTTGTTTATCTCAATGATAATTTTACTGGAGGTGAAACTGAGTTTGTTGATGGTAAAATGATTCATCCTAAAACTGGCAGTGTTTTAATCTTTCCTTGTCTATGGACATTTCCTCATGCTGGACTACCAGTTAAATCAGGTACAAAGTATATTTTGACCACTTACTTTCATTATGTTTAAATGGATCGTATTGAAAAAGTTATATTAAGAAACTTGGTTTTCAATGAAGAATACTTAAGAAAAGTATTACCTTTTATTGAACCAAATTACTTCAGTGACCGAAATGAAAAAGTTGTATTTGAACATATCGCTAAATATGCTTCAGAGTACAACACTTTAATTACCAAAGAAATACTATTAATAGAGATAGAAGATAGACGAGATGTAAGTCAGAATGAAGTAAAAAGTATTAATGAAACAATAAATGATCTACAAGATATTGAATGTGATATTGAATGGTTGAGTAATACCACAGAAAAGTGGTGTCGTGATCGTGCAATATATTTGGCTTTGATGGAGTCAATCAAGATTGCAGACGGTCAAGACGACAAAAAGAATCGTGATGCAATTCCAAGTATTTTATCTGACGCATTATCTGTCTCTTTTAATCGTAATGTTGGACACGATTATCTGGAGGACTATGAAGAAAGATATGAACTCTACACCAAAAAAGAAAGTCGAATTCAATTCGACCTTGAATTCTTTAATAAGATTACAAAAGGAGGTTTACCAAACAAGACGCTCAATATCGCTCTTGCAGGCACTGGTGTCGGTAAATCTTTGTTTATGTGTCATCATGCTAGTTCTGTACTTTTAGATGGAAAGAATGTTCTATACATTACTCTTGAGATGTCAGAGGAAAAGATTGCAGAACGTATTGATGCAAATCTTTTAAATGTAAACATACAAGAGATTATAGATTTACCTAAACCATTGTTTGAAAGTAAGGTTACTGCTCTATCAAAAAAGACTCAAGGATCTTTAATCATCAAAGAATATCCAACTGCATCTGCACACGCTGGACATTTCAAAGCTTTATTAAGTGAACTCTCCTTGAAAAAAGCTTTCAAACCTGATATAATATTCATAGACTATTTAAATATATGTGCATCATCACGTTACAGGGCTGGATCCAATGTTAACTCATACTCCTACATCAAAGCAATCGCTGAAGAACTTCGTGGTCTTGCAGTTGAAGCTAACGTAC